CACTACCATAGAACTCTTCCCACTGTGTAGGGTTAGAGTACATCTTAATGACATACTCTAAGAAGACCATATCTCTTTCCTCACATCCATCATAAGCACTAATCAATTCCTTACGCACGAACTCATCTGCTTCATCAGTGTTTCGGGCAGGCATAGTTAGGTTAGTATACTCATCATATTCCTCTAGCTTACCCAATCTCTCTAAAATATCCATATACTGTTCATCCGTAATCATATCATTCTCCTTTAGTTTATCTCTGTCTCCACTACTACCGTAGCCTCTGCTCCCGTCCCATATCATATCTCCCACTCCTCTAGTATTTATTAGCTTAATGACTCGTATGTGAGCTTTAATCCTTGTAAAGAAGGACTAATGGCTAGTATTTGAACCTTCTATGTAAGGTTAAAGTTCAACCTTAGTTATGTAGCATTTAATCCCAGTTCTTAGTGTAGTTCCTTAAGTATTTATTATAATCATCTACTACTACTTTATCCTTACCTTGCTTACGTATCAACCTAGTTAGCTCATCATACCTTCTACCCAGTATCTCGTGCTCCTTCTCTAGCTCAGCTAACCTATCTACTATCTCACGGTAATCAGGGATAGTAGTAGCGTTGCCCTGTATCTTAGCTAAGCGTTCTTTGAATAGCTCTTGTCTACCCCAGTAGTCTAACGGTAAGTCTTCTAGTTCACTCATCCTTAGTGCCTCTATAACAATTAGTTTTCTCACAGTCTGTACGACCACACCAGTATGACAACCATACCGCACCTAGGAATACTAAGCCTATAAATACTTCACCTATCATTAGTTGTACCTCCGATGCCAAATAACTTTACCATTACGCTTCATAGTTAGTGATACACAATACTGTTCACCGCCTCGTGCCTCATATTCTAGTGATTTAATGTAACACCAACGCTCATCAGGGCACAAGAATGTACCACTCTGTCCATTAGCCTTAAGTACATCCATAGTAACTACATCCTTAGGCGGGAAGTCATATACATCAGCCTGACTAGGCTTAGTAAAGAATATAATAGCTATCGTTACAATAGTTATTACAATCCACTGCCACTTCCAATCGTGTTCCTCATTCCATTTATTATTCATCTTTATTCTCCATTACCTCTGGAGTCCACAATGTAAACTCCTGTGTGTCCTCATTAAAATCTCTAAGCATCCATACAAGCCTAGCTTGTTGAATCATATAATCATAATCCATACCAGCTTTCTCATAAGCCTCTGTGATGGTATCCCAATAGTCCTCAGGGGAAACCTTTCCTAGAAGTTTGGCAGCTTTAATTTTACCAATCTTAGGGCATCCTTTAATACCATCAACAGAATCCCCTTGTAGTGCTTGTTCATAAAAGAAATAATCCGCAGCCTCTTGGTCAACCTCATATTTCTCCTGTGTATTATAGTTATAGTGAGCACCTACTGCTTGATCTAAGTCTTTATCAATATGACATAAAACATATTTACCAGGTTCTTGGTACATACGTGATACACATACATCATCAGCTTCTACGTTATCAAACTGAAGTGCCCCGCGTTTAAATAAAGCGTTCTTTAGTTCAACTAACATCTCTAAGGCAACTAAAGGCTTCTTACGATTACCCTTATAGTTATCAGCTACATCATACCTAAAGGTTCTCTTAGGGCTCAGTACAAGTACTACATCATCAGTATCTGTGTTATCTTGAATACCTTGTATGAAACCCTCCATTTCCTCTAAGGCAGTCTCTAGGTCTGTCTCAATAGAGGCAACAACTCCTTTATCATTTTGCTCCCAGATAACTGTATCTTGGTATATGCTAGCATACTTATATACAATACTATCTGCATCAATTAAAGCTATCACGAGTCTTCCCCATATACATTATTCAGTATAAACTCACAGTAGTGTATCGCCTTCTTAATATCCTCTGCGCCATTCTTACTTCCGTGTCTTGTAATATATTTAACTACATTACCCTCACAATAATCTAAGCCATTACCCATAATATAATCAATAGGTTGTATTGCCAAATCATAGTGGTCCCCTCCGATTTGCTTACTCATTTTTTCATCTCCTTTAATTCAAAATGTATATATTCCTTACCTTTTTCTACATCCTTTTTTTTAGCTGATATTTTGTATACCCACTTGTCGTTAAACCCATACTTCAGTTGTAAACAATCTATGAAAGGTTTCAAGGTGTTATCAAGGTCAGCTAGTTTACTACTTAGGCCTACAATAATATTTAAATGTATAGCCCCCTTAGGTATCTCAATGTCATCAGGTAGTAAGGGTAAAATAGCACGTTCAAAGTTTCTATACTTATATGATTTAACCTTACGGCCACCATACATCTCATTATTACTCAGCGGTTTTATCTTTAGTTTTATCATTTAAGGGATCCTCCATATCTTTAAGTTCCTTATGTTTATTAGTTAGTCCAAAAGTACTTAATTCCATATGAAGTTGCCTATGACAATTTGGGCATACCATAATGCACTTAGCGAGTTCAGCATCTCTTCTTTTTTTACCGTAATACCAGACCTTATTTATACTTATCTCTTTAAGCTCTGGAACCACATGATGAAAATCAAAGAAAGAGTGTTTACCTTCAATACCACAACGCTCACACTTTTTACCTCTAGCTTCCCACTCTACTTGTCTTAGGCTAGAACGTGATACTGTTCTAATACTCTCGCATTTTTTACAAGCCCCTTGTATTTTTGTGTTGCCTCGATAGAAATGTGTAATAGGTAATACTTCCTTACATCTACTACACTTTTTAGTGAGTATCTCCCCAAGTTCTTCCATGTTTAGCTTCCCCCTCTAATTTAACTCTAAAGTTAAGTAGCTTCTCTACAGTACCGAATGTACTCTCGGCAATCTTACTGAAAGCCTTGACGTACTCATCCTTAACTTCTATCTGTACTTCATCGTGAATATTACCTATGAACTCATAGTCCTTACCAGGAGTATATTTTGTACGTAATTCCTTATCAAGCTCTACTAAGTAGTACTTCATAACTAGAGCACCTGCTCCTTGTAGTAATACATTCAAGGCACTGTGCTCACTTCGGATAGCGTACTTACGTCCAGATAAACCTACTAAAAACCCTTTCTTACTGGCTTTCTTTACAGCACTAGTTAGTTTCTTAAGCGCAGGTAGTTTATTAAGGAAAGATTCCTTTAATTTCTTACCTTGACTAGCAGAACCATTTACGATTTCACCAATCTTAGCATTACCTGCACCATATAAAAACCCGTAGATGAATGTCTTAGCTTGTCCTCTTCCTTTCTCATATTCAGGACTACCTTTTACCCAGTCCTCTTGCATAAGACCAGCGGCTATACCATTAACACGGTGTATGTCATCCTCTAACACCTGCTTACCATACTCACCACCATCGAAGGCTGCCATATAGTGGGCGAGCATTCTCAACTCTAGGCCACTAGCATCACAACCAACTATCTGTTTCCCCTCTGGTACTGTCCAAAGATTACGGCACTCCTTACCTTTAAAAGCACGACTACTTGGTGTCTGTGCAACATTAGGCTTACTATGTGTACAACGTCCCGTAACAGCGCCTAATGTGTTCACTTGGCCATATATACGCCCATCATCTTGTACTAAACGTAACCACCCATTAGCTCCCTCAGCTACCATACCAAGTACTTTCTGAATTAGGAAATACTTACGTAATAGTTGTGCCTCGGGAAACTTAACATTCTTTAAGACAGCCTCATTAATAATTGGAGTACCTTTCTCGGTCTTCTCTGGGCTATGCCAGTTGTACACCTCTTCCATCCATCTGCGAATATGGTGTCTGCTACCAGGGTTGAAATGGATTTCATCGAATCTTCCCCAACGGCCTTTAGAATCCATGTGGGCACCTCGGGCTACTTGTTTCTCATACAGCTTAGATACCGCACCAGACTTAGTATACATAGGTACTACATTCATAGGAATCCAGTCTTTTAAAGGTTTGAATACCTTAGTTAACTCATCCTCGATACTAGTCTTTTCATCTAGTAGTTCTACGTGTAAGGCTTGTGCAGCCTCTACATTAAACTTCCAACCATACCTAGACTGTCTGCCAATTATCTTAGCAAACTCTTGTTCAACATCTATGGCCGACCAAGGTACTGCCTTAGATTCTAACTTATCAAATAACTTCACATTAAGCACTACATCCTGCTCACAGTAGTCCAACATCTCTGTGCTGTAAGTACTCCACGCATCCTCTTGGTCTCCGTACGTACCTTTATTGTCACCTAATCGGTAACCCCATGCCTTTAGACTGTGAGAGCCTTTAAGTCTAGGTGGTACACGTTTACTATTAGAATCAATAGCCATTAAGTTGTAGTACGCAATACGAGATACAATTAATGTATCGTATAATTTCTTATCGCTTAGATTTATACCATAGAGCTTCTCTATTACTGGTATGTCATAAGCTATAATATTATGCCCTCCGAGAGCATCAGCATCTTGTAAGTCATTGATTAATAAGGAAATTTCCTCATTTGTGTACCTCTTGTACTCTTTAGTTTCCGTGTTGTAGGTTACCCCACAATGTACCACAGATACTTTATCGAGTAATCCATCACTCTCAATATCAAATATTAACATTTAAAATTCCCCCTCTAATGCAAAGTCCTCATCTACTACGTCCATACGTCCAGTGGTTTTATCGAAGGCTAATGTATCAGCCATACCAACATCACCAACAAAACGATTCTTTAGTACTCTTAACTTAACGTGATTACCAAATTCAGCATCCTGCATATCTCTCTCAACACCAATCACAGCATCAGATAATTGTGCAATAGCACCTGAGCCACGTAATTGTGAAAGGGATACGCTTGCGCCATCCTCGTGTCCTTTGTCACCCTGTGGGCGGCGTAGGTGAGATATGACTAGAATACCTGCCTGTGTTTCCTCTGCTAAACTACGTAGGTTTGTCATTAAGGCATCAATAGCCTTACGTTCATCCCCATCAGCATTACCAGATACAACAATACTAACGTGATCAAGTACAATAAAATCTACACCCTCTTGTGTGATTAATAACCGTAGCTTAGTTAGTAGATTCTCTTCATCTAGAGAACCGAAATGGTCGTAGAAGAATAGCCTGCCGTCACCCATAGTGGCTTCCCAAGCCTCTTTCTTAGCCTCTAAAGATACGTTATCGTACTCAAAGAATAAGGGTTTCTTCATATACATACCCATAAACCCTAAGGCTGATCTTTTAACATTTTCTTCCAAGGCTACATAACCAAGCTTAAGGCCTTCCTTCATTAGTAAGTGGTACGCAATCTCTTTAACGATTGTGGACTTACCAACACCAGAACCAGCGGTAAATGTAACAAGCTCACCCTTTCGGATGCCTTTAAATTTTTCCTCTAATTTTGGAAAAGGGTAGCTGTATGTTTCAAACACCTCTTCCTTACTTAGTAGCTCCCATAAGTCTTTACCATTAACAACACCATCAATACGTACAGAACCTGCATTGTAAGATGCAGATACTACAGCACCAGTACCCTTAGCAACTAAGAGTTCGTTGGCATCCTTATAACCAGTACTAGCTATTTCCTTTAGTTGTCCTGGCTTAAAAAGGCCAGCTACTGCTTGGACTGCTTGGTGACCTGCATCATCATCGTCAAACCATAAAACTACTTCCTTAAAAGAAAGAACCCATTCTAGGTTAGCTTTGATGTTGCTTAAAGCTGACTGGGCACCGTTGATTAGACTAACTACAGGCCACTTGCTGTTGAAGGCTTCGGCTACAGATAGGGCATCAATCTCACCCTCTGTAATAATTACCTTTCTCCCTCCAGGTGCAAAAAGATGTTGACCAAATAGGCCTACCTTGCTTTCCCCTCTAAAACTAAATTGTTTATTAGGTTTTCTAATTTTCTGGCCTACTAATTTCTTAGTAGAATCAAAATAATTAGCTATTTGAATTGGAGTACCAAATTGGTCTTCACCTACTTGATACTTATATTTGACACAAGTACTCTCGGAAATGCGTCTCGCATTTAGCGCAGCATACCCACCTTTAAATAAACCTAGCTCCACTGTATCCTCCTTAATGTACTCATTGTCATTGTCCGCAAAGACAGTAGTGCCACATGAGTAACAGTGAGTATTACCATCAGAATAGACTGCATTAGCATCCGATGAATTACAGGCATCACAGCCTATCTTCTTAACGTAAGTACCCTCGCTTAATTCTCTCATATTACACTCCAAATTAGGTGGTAGTATTAAAACGGCACTACCAAACCGTGTTCACCTCTTAGAAGTCTGAGTTAGTAGCTTCAAATTTTTCTTCAGCATCATCACCGAAACCTGCTTCACCAGATTCGTCACCAAAACCATCACTACTACCACTGAACTCCTCAAGTTTTAACACTTGAATTTTCTTTAACTTAGCTGATAGGCCTACAGTATTACCGTTAGCCATATGGTACGGACTAATCCAAACTTGCATTTTGATTTTACTACCGTTTCCAATTAAAGTATTCCAATTATCTTCCTTACGACCTTTAACATCATATACCTCGACTTTCTGTGGGTTACCATCAAAGTCTACTGCGTATGTTTTAGCCTTAATTACGATATTACCAGTTTCATTACCATCTTTGTCGTACTCTGGGTTCGTTACATCTCTAGCAACAACTGATTTATTCTTAGGCGGCTTAAGTCCTTCTCTGGCCTCAGCAAGTGCCTCATCGGACATTCTCTGCATCATAGCAACGAACTTTTCCACAGCAGGATCCTTAGGGTCACAAACAATCTGCGCCTCATAGGTTCCCTTAGGGTTGAATTTATAATCGGGCTCAGTTACCTTTACCCACATTGCTGAACCTGCAGGTGTTACTACAGATTTACCTTTTGTTTTTTGAATTACACCTTGACGTGCCATATTTATACCTCTCTGTTTAATGTTTGAATAACTTACCCATTAAATTAGAATAAGCCTCGTGGCTATCCTTAAATAATTGTAAGGTTTCCTCTTCTTCAAAATAACTATACCCAGCTAAATCGTACTCCATTTGTAGAGTACTCAGTTCTAAGTCTAGTTGGTTAAACACGCCGATAATATATATCTTCTTAGCTTCTAAGCGTGATAATTCATCGTGCGCGTTATCTTCAATCTTCATGATATGTGTATTCATGCGGATTAAAATACTTTCTAATTCTTGCATCATTTTTATTCCTCAATTAATAAAATGTTCCCCATGCTATAGAGGGCTCTTATAACCCTTTGATTTTACAACAAAAAACCACCCGAAGGTGGCTAAAGATACAAAATAAAACTACTCTATGAGAATATATAGGTACTATCCAAGACATCCCCTATGTCTAATGTATTAATCATAATATTCTCAGCTTCTTTTGTATGGCTAGGGCTTATTTGTGATACCCAGCTGTTTAAGGGTTTTCCCTCAAATAACTCTACGAATGATTCACGTACTGCATTGTTTAATTTATTTACATCATTAGCAGGTACGCCGAAAGAATCGTGAATTAACATATAATTATTAACACCCTTTGCTCTGCATTTTTCAACAGTAAGATACATTAACGTAGCATCTAGGCTGTGTACTAAATTAGGTGCTATCCCATTACCTTGTTGTTGTTTATTAATCTTTCCCGTAGGTACTTGGACAGTAAGTCTACCAAATACTGATCGTACTCTTCTTTCCTTACTTTTAGTTTTCCATTGTACTACTGGAAAATTAAAGTGAGGGGTTTCCCATACTAAAGGTGCATCGCTGCCATCTGCATAGTAATCATGAATAACACTCTTGATAAAGTTTTGGCCTACACTAGCACCCTCAACAATATCATTAATACTCTTAGAATTAAGCTCTACTAGTAGTTTAGCAACTACCCATTTATCACCTTTCCAGAATACTTGGTCATCATCCTCCATTTCATTTAATAAATCACGTACTTGGTCGAACATACCCCTTTTAGTTACACTATAAGGTACTGTCATAACATTCCTTTTTGTTAGCTTACGTGTTACATTCCCCCTAAGATCCCTAACCTCTTTCCTAGTGGTAACAGTTTTGTACTCACCATCTCTAGTAGTGAAACTGAGTTTATCTGGTACTTGGCCTTTCTGTAGATAATACTCAACGCGCTCTGCAACATCTGTATATACATCAGCAGGTGATACTGAGCTACCCTCATTTGTACGATCTATTACATTGACAGCCTCTGCCCCTTCTTTATCCATAAGTAGTCCAGAATACAATTGTAGGCCACTACAGGTTGCATCTAAGGATATCGGTAAGTCCACAGGTTTTCCCTCTGAGCTGTCTAGTAGTGCCTTACAAGCGGCCAAAAACATTAAAGGCTCATCTGCCTCATTCCAATATTCCACGGTATCCATAGGATTATGAGCATAATCGTAGATGTCCTTAAGGTTATTATCTACCCAAGCAACTCTCTCATCGTACGATTTTTTATCCATACCCCAATTGTTAGCGGTATGTACTTTTAACCAATAAAGACCATCCTTAGATAAAGGCTTAGCATCTGCAAAAGTTAAAAATGATTTAACAGCTCCAGTACTCTGCGGATTTAAGATTTGTTGTATAGGATAAAGACGGCCTCTAAAATCAGTGTTGTATGTGAAGTACATACACTCTCTCTCAGAATACTCAGTAGCTATATTATGAGCTAATGTGAACATAATACGCTTACTTCGGTTTGCCTCTAGTTTCTTTAATTGGATTTCCTTAGCTCTGTACCAATTTTTGTAATCCTCTTTAGTCTTATGTTTACCATCGGAATCTAGTTCACCATAATCACTCTTAGGAATCATATCGTAGACATTTAGTGTATCCATATATGGTAAATTACCATAAAACCTAGGGTTACTCTTAGGTGTCGTGGGATCAACCATACTTCTATCGATAATTGTGTTAATGACATCTAGTATGTAGGTGTTGATTTTCCATCTTGTGTTTTGAATATGATTAATAACATCATAAATTCTATTCATTTTCTTAGGTTCTATGTTACTTTCTATGTACCTACAAGCCTTTTGATTGCGTATGAAAGTCTGATTATTACTTGTGTAGTACCCACCGTTACCCCAAAGGCTAGTCCAAGCCATCGGCGGCGCTATTAATGGTTTGTATGTAACAGAAAATAAAACATTCCTATCCTTTACCCTGCCAATAATCTGCTGAGCATCCTCAGTTAGTACCAAAACTTTCTCAGTTTTCTTACCCTTGTACTGTATGCGTATTTCAAATAAATTACAACCCGATGAAATTACACAATCAATTAACCGTGCACCTATCATTGTTTTAAATACAGTTTCAGTACCATCAGTTAAATCATTACCTGTCATCTTGGCAAGTTTACTCTTACGTGAGTTAATGTAGCCAATACCCCTTGATTTGTACTCATATTCTAGGTAAGCGTAGAACTTAGGTTCATTTGCCTTAAACTGTTCAACAGATAATAGGTCTAGTACCTTGCTAGTTATATTACTAGTTAAATTAGTTATTTTAGGTGTCTTAGAGGATACTGAATTTAACATATACTCAACAACTGTAAATGCTAGGATATCCTCACGACCCTCAAAGTTATCCTTTAAGAAATTCCTATAAACTGCACCGTTTCCCCTAGTGGCTGCAGTAAAGTATTCCTTTATCTGCTCACTTACAGCCTCAATTGCCATCTTTTGTAGAATAGAACCCTCAGTAGTATTAGCAAAGAGTCCTGCTTGTAGCATATTATTAATATTATTATTATATTTACTAGTGGCTTCTTCTAAGAAAGTTTCCTCCATAAACATTTGCTCTAGGATCAAGTCTTGCATTTCCTCTGATTCATTTAAATAATCATCTTCAACATTATATTCTAACATTATCCCCCTCCGATATTCGACATAGAACCCCTTAGGTATTCCTTAGTATACTGTGTATTTTTCTTTTTCTTTTCTGTGCTATAGAGGGCTCTTTTAACCCCTTGATTTTTATAGACTTTTTGCATATTCAACTAAACATTCGTATAAACCTCTGTCATGTCGATTATATGGCGTAAACTCAAAGTACTCAAACCTTTCTATGGCTTCATCAAAAAGTACGTCATAAGGCATATCCTTGTGATCCTCAGAGTATAGACTTAGTACTTGGCTCATTAAAAATTCATTGTATGTCATTTAGCCACCCTCCCCATTTTATTAAAAGTAGCCCAGAAACCAGTTTTATCGTAGTACATTCTCTCTTTAACTCTCGCCTCTAATTCCTCAGCATCTTTATCAACTATCACACGTTTTTTATGTAGTACGTAATCAACATCTAATGTTTTATATAGTCTAGCACCTATAGTAGCCCTAAGACACCCCGTTTCCTCTACTATTTGAGGGATTGTCCAAACACTTCCATCGCTAAGAGTATAACTTTTAAACTTACCTTTGTTACTTGTACCAAAGCCTAGCGGCTGAAACAACCTTTCCCTTTTATTGGTACGGTTTAGGCGTACCCTTGAGGCTTGCAAGGATAGTCCCGTTTGCTCTGCAAGTTCAACAGATGTGATGTATGTACCATCATCTAATAAATGCTTCTTTAAAGTAGTCATACGGCCTCCTTGATACTTGGTAATTGATTCCATTGGTTTAGTGCCATTGACTCACACATATCCATAATACGCTTGTACTTCTTAGCACTACAACCACTAACGTGATAAGTAAATGCCATACTTCTAAGGTAATCCCTTAGGAATTTTTCGTAACTCATAGGTTTCCCCTCTATTAATTTCATTTCACGCAACACCTCTCTGCGTTTATTGTCTTGCATAAATCTACTATCTCTATTAAAGTTCATTTTATTATCCTTTCTTAGGTAAGTTAATCAAGATGTGTTTAATCACATCAACAGTCCAGCCGTTACCTAACATCTTGTAGCGTTGTGTATTTGAAACACTAGAAGTGTAGTTATCGGGTACAGTTTGTAAGCGTTCGCACTCTGTTGGCGTTAGTTTTCTGTATGTTGGGTGTTCATACCGCATGTAATCGTAATTCGCAGCAGTTAGACAATTGCATTTGTCTTTCATATTGCGACCACGCCTTGTTTTGCTATTTGGAAATGTTGCATCAAAGCAATCACCATCTTCAATCTCTGTGTAACCTTTTTTGGTTGCTTCTTTAATAACTAAAACCTTCGGCTCTCTATGACCACCACCCATTGTTGTTAAGCAAGGTGCTTTACCACTATCAGCATAAACACGTTTAATAGATTCATTACCTTTGATGTCTGTTGCTGTGGCAACATGATGGCACGTTGAATCTTGTTTAAATTCTCTTAGTTCGCATAAATGATTATTATGTTGCCACGAAGATGGTGTTAATGATGGTGTCTTGCCTTTTTTCATAGAAGATGAAGTAATACCACCTTTATTTGCACCTCTTGGAGTTTGATCGATCACTGGTTTTTCATAATAATCTTCCAGAATATCTTTAAGAACGATACCCTTATCTCTTGGTTGCTCAATGTTTGGAATGTTAGTCCAATACAATCGGACTCTGTTTTGAGCAGACACCAAAGCTGAATTAATCATTATCGGCTTAACGCCTAAGTACTCACTAATAACATCTTGATATTCTTGCTTCATTCTCACGTTCTCAAGCAAGAAGTACTTAGGCTTCGTTTCTTTGAGAAGTCGCACATATTCAAAGAATAGCGCTGAACGTGGATCCTCAAAGTTTAGTTGCTTACCTGCAAAACTAAATCCTTGGCATGGCGAACCGCCCAACAGTAAATCAATTGGCTCTAGCTCTGCAGCTTTTACCTCTCTGACATCCCCCAGATGTATAGTGTTTGGGTAGTTTTCTTTAGCCACCTTAATGGCAAACTTATCGACCTCTGATGCGTAGTAGTTATTAACCTTAAAACCTAATTGGTCTAATGCGATTTGACCGCAACTCATCCCATCAAATAAACTTAATATATTCATTTTATTTTTCCTTTTATTAAAATCCTAATTGTCTTAGTTCTGCGTTCATTTCCTCGGGTGTTAAGTCATCATCATCCCACTCGTGAGGCTCACAATGTTCTTTACACTCACTGCATAAATCCCCTCTGATAATCTCAGCACCACAGCAATCGCTTATCTCTGCTATTTCCTCGTAATCATAATCCATTTTATCCCCCAAAATTATAAGCCTAGTAGCATAAACTCTGTTAATGCATAGCTAAACATCACAATAAACCCTAGTACAATCAAAGTACCGCCAAACCGCATAAAAAATCTTTCTGTTTTAGTCATAATTAATCCTATACCCCGTAATATGATTCTGGAATACCTACGCCATATTCGGTGTCCTTAACAAAGCTTAAGCATTCACGCTCTAAATCAATAGTGCCAATTTTATCAAGGCGTTTGAGCAATTCGCTCATTTGCCTAGCCTCATCAGCTAGCATATACACCTCATCTTTAAGAGTGCCTATCTCTAGGCTTTTATGAATCTCTTTACCTTTAT